CAAAAACCGGGCGCGGGCGCGGGCGCGGGCGCGGGCGCGGGCGAGTAGAGGAGACGTGTGTTTGTTGGTGTATCAGGTGATGATATCACCTCAAGCCTTCCTCCTTAACCCACTCCCATCATGGCCATTATCAACCCCGTCGCCCAGACGCCCTTCGGTGCGGCCCTCACCAATGTTGCGCTTTCCTCCCTCAGTGTCCAATACATGCAGGACAACTGCGTGGTCCAGACCCTCGGGGCTACGGGGGTCGATGATGGGTATGCTGGCATTTACACGTTCTCCGGGGCCTGTGCGGTTGCGGCGGACGGGTTCAACGTGCTGGTTACACCGACCACGGGCCGGTGGATTAACTGTGCGACGCGCACCCCGGCAAGCGTCAATTTGACTGGGGACGTAACGGGCGCAGGAGGCACTACGGTTATCGTGGCTCCGAACGGGTTGCCCGTGACAGCCATATCTAAGAAAGCCACTGATGCCACGGCCTGCCCATCACCCTCTACGTGAAAGACGTGCCCGTGCTGACGAGCGGTGCGCCTGCGGACATTGCGACGATTGCGGTGCCTGCGGGGATTACGCGGTGGATGATTCAAAGCTCTTTTGATATTGCATCAAACCCAAGGGCCATTGGATGTTCTGCCGTAGTAGAAAGCGCAGTAGGCACGCTGGCCTCCGGGATTTTCCGGGTGAACACAGCGGATGCTGGAGGGGGGATGACCCTCATTATCATAGAAAATCGGCTGACCACGGCGGGGAGCATAGCTGTTTTCGAGATGGGAGACGAAGTAGATATGTCAACGAACACGACTCTTTACCTCCATCAATCAACAGCCTCCGCCAACGCAGGCACCGTTTCATTCTACTTGACAATATATCCCCTCCCTTAAATGTGTTTCCAGTGATTCCTTAGGACGATATCTCTGACACATCCACACCCAACCCCGAACTGTCGGGATATAGCCGGTCGGGAGACTCCAGACGAGCGAAGCCTCCTAATCTCTAAAACGTCAGAATCGGTCAGCTTCGCGTTGTGGTGGCTCATCCCCTTCCTTCCCGTCTTCAGTCCAGTCCTGAACGCGTGATTATGGTTTTCACTGACCGAAACCCACTCAAGATTTTCACTTCGATTGTCCGATTTTATGCCGTTTTTATGGTTAACCTGAGGTTTGTTGTCGGGGTTAGGAACGAACGCTATAGCCACTAGTCTATGGACGAGAAAACTTTTCGCGACTCCATCTCGTTGAAGGGTCGTCCCGGGATATAGGCCCGGGAGAACGGCAATTCTCATTATGTGAATTTTCGGCTTGGTTCTCCGAGAATTCATCAAGGAACGCACTCGTCCTAGATTACTGATCTCGTAGAGGTTCTCAAAGCCTAGAATTGGTTTCCATTGTTCATTGTCCATACCTTCTTATAGCCATAAGAGATAAAAGTGTCAAGTCCATTCTATTTACCCGCTGCCTTAAGCCGTGGGAGCGAGACAGGTAATCCAACAATCGGTTCGGGTGTATAGAAGAGACACGCAGTCCACCCATGCCCTCACCGTCCTCCCTATCACTCCCGTCCAGCTCGACCAAGTGCCCATGGTGCGGGCTGCTCACCGCCGGGCGAGACGCAGCGCGAAAGGACAACTGGTGTGATAACGGGCATCATTATTCAGACCTATCGGCGCTGATAGCCTCGATTAGCACCGTTGACTCCTCCGCTCCCACCTCCGCGAAGGAACCCCGTGACTCAACCATCAAGGAGAGGAATAAAACAGCTAGCAATCCGCCCGCTGACCAGTATCCCAACCCGAGTGGGGGTGGGCCAGCTAGCTCGCCCAATCCTGACAACCCGACTGTCCAGAACATCCCCATCGACACGACGTATGTCGGTAGTCCACCCGATTACTCAACCCAGCAGTGGTTCATGGGCAAGCGTTCTGATACCACGGCATGGGTGCTGGATTGCGACGAGAAGACTGGGTTTGCCAAATGGCCGCTCTCGTTCAAGGTCATCGAGCACGATTTCACCCGTCCGAACAAGCCATTGAACCGGGGGCAGGAGTCCAAGACTACGCCCAATGCCGCGCCGGACAAAGGTGGTGAGACCTCTCCTCCGTCCATCGGCCCGGTTGGTGCTGCCTAGCCGCCCGCCGCCCGGTTCGCGCGGACGAGTTGACAGATCATCCTCACGTAGCCTACAATACCCTATCATGCCCCTTTACGCCTTTGAACATGCCAAGACCGGCGAAGTGCGAGAAATCGTATTTCACATGAACGAGGACAAGACTTACAATGGGGAGGATGGAAAGGAGAAGGGGCTATGGAAGCGGGTGTGGTTGAAGCCGCAGATGGCGGTGGACGCAAAACCGGTGGACCCGTTCTCGCCCAAGGATTTCGTCAAGGCCACCAACAAGAAGGGTTCGCTAGGAGACCTCTGGGACCGTTCAGCCGAGCTGTCGGCCCAACGCGAGGAGAAACTGGGTGAAGACCCGGTGAAAAAGAAGTTCTACAAGCAATACTCAGCGAAGCGCAAAGGGACAAAGCACCCGCAGGAGGCGCGCGAGAACGTGACCAAAAAAATGAAGGGGATTGGGCTGACTGCCAAGTGGGACGACTAGAATCCATCCGCCCCGCTCGCCCGCATTCCGGCAATCCAGTTAGCCCGTTCCGTGGTCAGCCAGACCCACTTGGCCCGCGCATAACCCACATCATAACCCACTTTCTCTGATTCCAGCCACTTAACCCGCGCAATCTGTTCCTGCTCAGCTAGATGCCGAGAAAATAGTGAGGAATGCTCGATGGGAAAAGCGCCGGTTAGAGAGGTATCGCTCATTTGGGAGTTGACAGTTGGACCCCAACTGGGCTATCATACACCTGTCAGTCACTTCACCCATACCCAACAACACCCAACCCATACATCACCATGGCATTCGGCAAAGGCTCAGGCTCCAACTTCCCTCCGGGAACCAAAGTATATTACGTCAAGATTCGCTCCAAGGACCTCCCGGCTCCCATTTTTGAAGTCGCTCAAAAGGGCGAAGATGGCAAACCGGTTATTGTTGACCCCGCCGCGACCCGTGTCAGCGGTAACATCATCGGTGTCAACCACAAGGAATTCACCAACCCGAAGAATAAGGAGGTCATCAAGTCTGTCACCGTGATGATTCAAGATGGCAACGAGGCCTACTACGTAGGCGTGCCCTACTCGTATCTTGGTCGCGGGATCATGAATAGCATTCTGGCCTTGACCAAATTTGGTGGGGTAGAAATGTCGCTCTACCAGAGCAAGCCGAAACCCGATTCCGTCAACAAGACGGGCTTCGCCTCCTGTGCGCTCCGCCAAAACGGTGAGTTGGTCTATGGCCGATTCAAGAAGGAAGACTTGCCCGAGATCAAGAAGGTTAAGGTTGGCGATAAGACCTTCTCGGACGATGCGGAAATCAACGCCTTCTTCAAGGCCCACATCGAGGAACTGAACAAGGTTATCAAGGCCAAAACGCCCGAGGTTAGTGGCGAGCTGACGCATACCGAACCCGTTTCGGGCGGCGCAACCAATTTTGTTACGGGGGAGGACCTTGACAGCGATGTTCCTTTTTGATGTCCGAGAGTAAGATTTGCAGGCGTTGTGCTCAGTCAAAGTCTTTGAGTGAGTTCTATCCTCACTCAAAGATGAAGGATGGACATCTAAATATCTGCAAGTCCTGCACAAAAGCAAGGGTTTCTGCTCATAGAGCAGCTAACGTAGACAAGATAAGAAATTATGATAGAAAAAGATATCAAGAGTCTGCGCGAAAAGAAAAAGCTGCCACAAGAGCCAAACAGTTTAGGGTTGATTTCCCTCAGAAATATAAAGCTCACATGGCAGTGGGAAACGCAGTCCGAGACGGAAGGTTAGAAAAGAAACCCTGCGAACGGTGTGGAAGAGAAGATTCTCACGGTCATCATCATGATTACGGTCGTCCTTTAGACGTGGTTTGGCTTTGCCCCGTTTGTCACGCCAAGGAGCACAAACGAATAAAAGACTCCCACTAGGCACTTACCCCAAGGGGCCGGAGCAATCCGGTCCCTTTTTTGTGCGCGCGAGTTGACAGTGAGGGGCTTGGGTGGATATGATAGGGGATATCCCATCCATGTCTCGCCATCGTATCCTGCTCCAGACCAACCCTTGCTTTTTGCGCACAGGTTTAGCCGAGAACGCCAAGACCCTCCTCCGTTACCTCTACTCCCGGCCCGATCTCTACGAGATAGCTCACTACTGCACGCAGGGCACCGTAACCAACGACCCACGCCTAAACCTCACCCCGTGGAAATCGTTTGGATGCATTCCGCCCGACCAAGAAATCATCAACCGTATCAACTCGGACCCCGGGTTTGCGCGCAACGCCACGTATGGCTCGGTCAACATTGACAACGTGGTCAAGGAGTGGAAGCCGACCATCTGGATTGGGTCGGACGACGTGTGGAGTCATCCGCTTTCCGATTACGCCGAGAAGCCATGGTTCCAGCGCATCAACTCCATCCACCATTCCACGATTGATTCTGTTCCAGTGCTGGATCAAGCCTTTGAACAGGCCAAGAAGTCCAAGGTCTATCTGACGTGGGCCAAGTTCGCGGCGAAAGAGATGCGCCGGGTGGGCGGCGCGACGATGAACCACGTCTCGTCCATCTACGGCGCGATGGATACCAAGCTGTTCAGTCCGGTCTCCGAACAGGAGCGGCAAGCCTTTCGCGCGCGCTTCAATATCAGCCCCGATACCTTCGTCTTCCTATTCGTGTCCCGCAACCAGTTGCGCAAGCAGTTCCCGCGCTGTCTGGAGGCGTTCGCCATGTTCAAGCGCGACAACCCCGGCGTCAAGGCCAAGCTGCACTTTCACACCTCGTTCTCCGAGAAGGGCATGGGCTGGGACATCGAAAAGCTGGCGAAGTATCACGGTATCAAGACAGAGGACATCCTGTGCACCTACGTGTGCAAGGCGTGCGGTGCGTGGCTTATCGCCCCCTATACCGGCGAAGATATCAACTGCCCGGTATGTCACGCCGAAAAAAGCATGGTGACCGCCAGCATCGTCCACGGCGTGCCGGGCGACCAGATGAGACTCGTCTATGGGGTTGCGGATGCGTGCCTGAGCATCTTCACCTCGGGCGGACAGGAATACCATAACGTCCAGTCGCTGCTCTGCGGCAAGCCCGTCGCTATCACCAACTATTCATGTGGCGAGGATTTCTGCACCGACGAAACCGGCCCCTTCGTCTACCCCATCCGGTGGAAACCGTATGACGAGGCGGGGACGAATTTCACCAAGGCCGCGAGCGATGCGACTGAAATCGCCCGTTTCATGCGCAAGGTGGTCAATACGTCGAAGCGTGACTTGGCAGCATCGGCGGAAAAGGGGCGCGACTGGGCGGTGCGTAATTTCAGTATCGAGACCATCGGGGCGCAGTGGGATAAGCTGTTTGCGTCGTTGCCCTCCAATCTGGACTGGAGCACCGTGGACCTGACCAAGGCCGCGCCCAAGAACCCGGATTATCGCCCCGCAGCGGAAATCACGGACGACGGGAGCTGGCTGAAGGACATCTATCAGGGCATTCTGAATATGGCGGTGTCGGACCGGGATGAGGGATTATTGCACTGGCTGGAGCGACGACGGGCGGGTATCACCCGGGAGCAGATTCTCGCGTTTTTCGTCCAGACGGCCCAGCAGGAGAACCAGAAGAATGGGCATAGCACGGCGGGCGCGCCGACTGACTTTGGCGCGTTGCTGGACAATACGGGCAGGAAGCGAGGGCTAATCGTCATCAAGGAGAGCGTGGGCGACATCTGCATGGTCACATCCCTGTTCCCCTCATTCCACCGCCAGCATCCTGACACGGACCTGTATGTCATGGTGGGCCCCAAATATGCCGAGTTGCTGGCGGGCAATGAGCATGTCCACAAGGTGCTGCCCTACATCCCGGCGGGCGAATTGGAGTTGGCGATGATTGGACAGGGGACGGGGCGGGCTCTGTTCGATTGTTTTTATCACCCGGCTATCACCGCTCAACGCCACCTTGGCTACCTCAGTTCGCCCGAGCCCGAGTTCGACGTGAAAGACAAGACGGAGACCCAATCATGACCAAGCTAGTATCCCAATATGCCAAGGCTACAGGCCTGACGGTGTCGAAGCCAAACATCAAGGAGCAGTTCTATCCCATAGCGTTTGACCGGTATGTCACGTTGCAGACGGGCGCGGGTCAGGACCCCAAAAAATACAGCTACTATCAGGAAGTTATCGCGCTGGTCAAGCCCATCCTCGACGCCAACCATATCATCATCCTGCATCTCGGCGGCAAGGACGACCCGCAGGTCAACGGCGTGCATGATTTGCGCGGCAAGACCACCTTCCTGCAAGCCAACTATCTCATCAAGCGCGCGGTCGCCCATATGGGCAACGATAGCTGGCTGATGCACTGCGCGGGCTGGCACTTCAAGCCACTGATAGGCCTGTTCGGCTCCACCCACCCGGATCAACACGGCCCCTATTGGTGCGACCCGGCCAACACGGTGCTGCTTCAGTCCCACCGCTGGGGTGGAAAACCGACTTACAGTGCGGGCGAGAATCCGAAGAGCATCGACACCATTCCGCCCGAACAGGTGGCTAACGCCCTCCTGCGCCTCCTCGGCATTAAGGACCAGTTTGCCTACCAGACCCGGTTCATCGGCCTGCTCTACACTGCCACGGTCATTGACCTCATCCCCGACTCCTTCCCGAACGCCGAGTTCTTGCCGGGCGCGCCGCTCAACGTCCGCATGGACTATTTGCACAACGAGCAGGTGCTGGCTGACCTGCTGGCAACGGGCCGTAGGGTTAACATCTTCACCAAGGCCCCGATGGACATCAACTTGCTGAACAACCATCGGGGTCAGGTGCTGTCCTACAACCATGAGCTGGACGCGGGCACAGACGAGGCCAAGCTGCCCACCCTGCAATACGTGGACTTGATTCGCGCTGTGTGCCCGCACTACGCCTTCTTCACGCGCGAGCAGGACGCGGCGAAGGTCAGTGCCCTGCGCTTCCGCTACTTTGACCACGTCACGGTCGAGCAGGTCAAGGACTTGACCAAGGAGGAATATCTGGGAGCGGCGATGGCCTATCTGAACTGGAAGGGCGAAGAGAAAAGGCTTGACTTGGGTAGGGAAGTGGCGCAGACTGGCGGGGTGCTCCGGTTCAAGACCAACAAGTTCATTTTAGCGGGTGGTTCGGCCTACCTCTCATACGCTCATCTCGCCGCCAAACAACCCACTCAGTCGCTTCAGGCGAACGAGGGGGAGGTAATTGACACTCCAGACCTGTGGAGAGATATCAATCACATGATGGTAACTTGGACTCCGGGCACACCCTCTTAACTTCCTATGTCAACCCCTCCTGACTCCCCCGCTCCTCTCTCCCGCGCCTTTGAGCGCGACGCCCGCGGCCTCATCAAGGGCGTGGATTACTTCTATACCCCCGAAGGTCTGGTGGACTATCGCCGTATGGTCTCGCCACGCTTCCTCTATGTCGCCCGTGAACACGAGGCCAAGGTGATTCAGCAGCAAAACAAGCCGTTGGCTGAGATTGACCTGCTGGCTGTGCGCGACGAATGGCTGCGCATCAGGATCGGCGGTATCAACCAACTCGCCCAACTGCGCGGGTATACGGACCTGAATTACTCCCAGTTCCAGACTCGCGAGGGATTCGCGGCGGTCGTGTGCTCGATGACGTTCATCGGCAACTACGAGACCAGCCATCAACCATTCACCTGCTCAGCCATCGCCAGCGCCACGATGCGTTCCGTGGACCGCAATTTCACCCCCTATCTTGAGACGTTTGCCGAAAACCGGGCGTTCAGTCGATGCGTGAAGCGGGCACTCCAACTCAACATCCTCGCCGATATTGAGATTGGTGGAGATGGGCGGGATGCGGCCAAGGATAACGGTTCGGACGCTGAGGTTCATGAGGCAGTCATTGGCACGGCCCCGGGCGGCTTTGAGCCCAAGGACGAGCTGGCTCGCCTCTGCGCGGCGCAGAAGACCCCCATCACGTTTGAGGCCCTGAAGACCGGCGCGCTGAAATACGTGGCGGAACTGAAGTCCAACCCGGCGGAATGGACGGGGTTTGATTCCATCCAGCCCATTGATGCCTACGTGCTCATCAACAAGATTCGTGACGGGGCGAACAAGGTCAAGGCAGGGCAACGGTAACGAAAAAGGTTAGCCATGACGGGCTCTCCCTCAACTCCCGCCGATTCAACGGCCCCGTGTGCCGGCCTCGGCTCTGAGCGATTGTTAGCCGTTTCCTCTGTGAGCAGGCATGGCACGTTACACGAGTGGGAGCTGTGTGCTGATGGAATCTACTATTCCCGTTGCGGGCGCACATGGGAGAAACCGGAAAACCTACAGAATACCACGGAGGCGATAAAGCGGTGCCGCTTTTGCTTTCCGGCTAATATTGACAGTCAGACGCAGCCACCATCACCAATCAGCCTTAACCATGCCAACCTTGACGCCTGAAAACAAAAACGTGAGTGCCAGCCGGACAAATAAGGTCGTTATTCGTGGTGTCCTTGTCAGGGGTCTCCTGAAATCGTGGGCATGGTTCTGGTGCATAATCGCCGCGCCATTTGGATACATAACCGTGCTCTGCTCCTTAATCGGACTTGGCCCGAAGAAGGCTAAAAATTGGGCAAAACACTGCGGACTTCCGTGGTTTCCCTAACAAACGCACTTCAGACACGAGCGAAGCGAGTCGTCTGTAAAGCAATAGTTAGACTTTCACTTTATGATTAAAGGACGAAAATTTTACGAAAAAAACTGGAGACGGCTAGAGCAAAACGAGATTCCAGCTTACGGAGACGTTTGGTTCCCCGGCGGCCCATGTTCAGGATGGAAGCCAAGAGTCTTAAAAGAAGGCGAGGACTGTTTAGACCCCGTTGGTGCTCAGGATGGGGCTATTTACCGGAAACGTAATGGAAAGAAGCCGGAATTTTGGACGCCTAACGAAAAAGGCCAAACATGACGCACTCTCATTCATCTCTAACAAATTATCCGGCAACGTGTGCGGCATTGCCTGTGCCGCCGGATTCGGCGGAGGACGCTTTATTACCAGAAACAGAAGTTCGGGCGGAGTATGACCGCCTGTGCAAGCAACTCGACACAACCAAATGGACCGCCGCCGATTACGGAACTTTTTTCTGTTTCTTTTCCCACGGGTGGTATGGTCGCGCTTCTGAAGCGGCCTATCAACAGAAGCCGAACGGTCCCGATGACGCATGATGAAACCGGCCAAAACACTCTCAAAGACGCAGCGAAATTCGCTGTGTCTGACAGGTGATTGGGCGCAGGAGATGCGAAAGCACCAAGAGCGCGCCGCAGTAGCGCGTGATATGATGTATCGCTCCGATACGCTCATTGAGCATAAAAGGTGGAAGGCTTTCTGCGAAAGCCGCGAGCGAATGGCCGAGACATGCGTCCCTCTAGCACCCAACACCAAAATTGTGCCATAACAGGACGCAGCCTTGAGAAAATGCTTGACAAGCTGGTCAAAGTATGAATAATGGAGAGAATATGAAAAAACTTACGAAAGAATTGGTTGGCAAAACGCTCAAATGCGGGGAAGAATGGTATGGTGGTTTTGTTTTTTACGTTGGCGTATACCAAAGTCCTAAGGGCGACTTTTTGGCTGAACGAAAAGTGTATGTAAATTCATACACGAACAAGATTGAAAGGGAGAAAAAAATGCGGAAGTGTTTGTGCCTTTTGGGTTTGAGATAGCCAGCGAATCTGACTTGCCAAACTCTAAAGATGAACCAGATGGCCAATCTACCTGACATGAAAACCACCAAAAAACATGCGCGCGTGCATCTTGGCTTTGGCGATTTGTTCGGCGAGGGCGCTTGGCCGCTCCCGAAACGCTTCGATTTTCCGGACGGATCAACGCTGCGGCGCTTTGCCCGCAAGACTCCCCGAGATGGTGGAACTACCGACTGCGTGGACTGCGGCACCGCAATCTCACAGGGTGCACTCTGCGCCTCGTGCTGGGCAAAATGCGCTTTTCCATCTTCGCTGAACGTGGAGATGAGCCACGGCGCTCGCGAGGACGGAGCTAAGCACAACCCAAAACCATGACGCGAGCGACGTTGGTTCTCTATCGACTGGTTAGCCACTTTTTATGGACGCAATACAAAACCCAATAATCCCCGACGCCTACGCGAACTTCGCGAGGGCTTGCGCTGCGCTCGCCGAGAGCCACGGCATCTCAACCTTCCAACTCAAGATCACGCCGAAGTGGCGCGACCCGATGCCGCCGAACGTCCAAATTCACGGCGACGTGCAGATCAACTATGCGGCCACGGACGGACGCGGACGCCCATGCACAAACCTCAGCGTGTATCTGACGACCAACACGCAACTGGGCGTCGTCCGCACACCGGAGTCTTGTGGCTAACAAACAGGTGAGCAACGCCCCGCAGAGCGTGCCGCCGACCCTTTGAAAACCATGAACTCTCCGAGCGTAGAACAAACTCACGAGCAACCCCCGATGCGGGGCGTTGGCTCTAGCGACAGTTCGGCAATTCGCGAGATGCACCTCGGAACAATGACCGACGCCGAGCAGCGCCGCTGCCTCGAAATCGGGAAGCGCATCCCATCGCTGCGCTGGTGGTATTCGATGCACGCAAAACTCGGCTGCTCTCCCCGTGACGCGGTGGACGCCGGACGTTTCGCCGACGTGGAAGCCCTCTTGCCGAACATTTAGCTCAGCCACGGCGCAAGCCGTTGGCTGGGGCGTCTGGTTGGGCGCTTCCCGACCGAAAACCAAAACATCAATGCACTACAGAAACGGCCGAGAGGCCAAAAACGGTGACAAAATCGTCCGCCTGAACGGCGGCAAAATCGAAGCCTTCGGCGTGCTGCACAGCGCCACTCCGGGTAACGACTACTGCAACGGCAATATCGCCGTGGTCCAGTCCGCGCAGGAATACGCCTGCATGTGCGACTGCATCCACGTCGATGACCTCGCGGCGATCCTCGCCGAAAAGGGCCTAGATAAACGTCCCGCTGGCAAGTGATGCCTGACAGCCGGGAAAGACCGGCACCAATCTATGAACACTCGAAATCTCAACTGGGCGCAGGTGAAACCGCTGGAAGACAAGCAACTCTTCATCGGGTGCGCGTGCTGCTCGACCGCGTGCCGAATCGCTCACGCTGACCTGCCAATCGCGGTCGGCTTCGGCTCCGCTGTGCTCACGAAAGACGACGAGCTGATCTACTCCGAGACGCAGGACGGGCCGGTCTGGACCGTGGCAGACGCCGAAAAGCTCGCCGCAGCCGACCCGGATCACGACTGGCGTATCCAGAAGGACGGGCCGCTGCACGGTGAAACCTTCCAGCGCCACGCGAAAGGCAAATATGCCGGCCAGTGGGTCTGCATCGAGAGCAACCAAGGCTTCGCATGATTTCGCCCAACAAAGGAATATGACGACTAGCACCTCATAATCGCCTCTAATTAAACAAGCAAACAAATCCGTATCAATGTGTTGCGGCGTTAGCGAGACAACCGCAGGCATTATCAGCTTTGTTTTACTCCGTCCTAAGTTAAGAGCATAGAGCGGTGTATAGAAGGGGAACCGCTCCATGTCCTCCCTGTTCACCCCCACCCAGTTAACCAGCTATGACGCCGCGCTGGACAACGTGTTCGACACGTTCAAGCGCCCCATCATGGCGTATGTCGAGGCGCAGGCTATAACCCTGTCGTCTTCAATGACTTACAGCCGGTTCGGCCAGCATGACCAGAATGTGCTGAACCCTCCGGTCACCCCCCAAGGCACCCAGATTTACGCGTGTATCAGGTATGGCAACGGTCAAGCTTACGATTTCATGGCCCCGGGCAGTGATGTGCAGTTAAAACTGCGCGAATCGGAAGGACTGGTTCGCATCAAGGTAGACGCGACTGGCTACGAAATCATGAAGAATGCCAAAACGGTGGTCTTGGATGGTTTCACTTTCACCATTGACTCGACGCCGCGCCCGCATGGGCTGGTCACTCCGCACCGTTGGACATTCATGATGCGGAAAACGGATTAAGGCCATGGCCATCTACATCGACATCCCGTTGCGGACACGCCAAGCCATCATTGAGGAGGCGGGATTGACTGTCCGGCGCGAAGCCGAGCGGGTCATCAAACGGGAGTATTTCGACCCGGCGGTGGAGCAGATGAAGCAGGATTTTCTGAGCCATCCAGTGACGGAGGAACTGAAGCTGGGAGCGCAAAATGCCGCCAAGACGCCCAATATCAGTGGGACACTGGAAGGCGATTTCAAGCTGGATGGCGAGGACACAACCACGCCTAACCTGTTCTCGTTCATTGGGTTCAATGAGGGAGAAGACCCCACGGTGCCCATTGAGGAAGCTCTGAACTCGCGCCAACCGGGCATCGGCCCCACCCTTGAGTTTAAAGAGAAACAGAAGAATGACAAAGGGGTGAGATTCGTGTTTCAGGTGTCTGCGCCAGACGAGAACGTCATCTACAATGACACTCCCATGCCGGGGTGGGATGACATGTCGTGGGCTTACCGCATCGAGCACGGCATCCCGGGCATCGGGTTCTTTCTCAATGCCGAGCGCAAGAACAGCTTGTCGGGTGGAGGTATTCAGGTTCGCAATAAACTGCGGGGAGGGCGTTTTCGCCCGGTTAGCTACCTCACCACCATCTTCAAGGACTTCCTGCGGCGCGCGACGCCGAAGTGATGGGTAGAGCGGGTGTATAGGAGGGGAAAGGTGTGCCTAGGCAGGCCACCGACACTCCCTCATGGTCCCCCAGTTCTCCAATAACCTATACGCGAGCACCTTCCTCTGGCTTGAACATCAGTTCGCCCAGAAGGCGGTCGCGTATCAGACCCTGACGACCCCACTCTACTACGTGCCCGACACCCAGTTGCCAGTGGGTTACGTGCGCTACAGTTCGCCTCTAAAAGGCTGGGTTTATGATTCGGGTGTCAGTGGAGCAGTGGTGATTCAAACGGTCAGCGGGGCAAGCGGCATTTTGCTCCAACGGTCGAGCGGGATGAAGATCGACTACAACAACGGTGGCATCATCCTACCCTCTTCTTATGGCACAGGTCTCACGCTGACTGGCACTTACAGCTTCCGTGAGGTCAATATGTATCAGGCCAATGAGACTCAAGAGGCCCTGATTACGCAGGGAAAGTTCTTCCGCAACCCCCGGTTCGTTTATCAAGCCACCTCAGGTATAGCTCCCTATACCTATGTCACGCCCGCCGTGTTTCTTGACATCCTCAGTTCCAAAACCGATGCATTCCAGTTTGGCGGGTTGATAGAAAGCACCGTGACCTTCACGGCGACCATTTTGGCTGAATCCACCTTCCAGCTCAACGCGTTGCTGTCCATTTCCAGTGACCAGAAATATCAGTATCTGCCCGTCTTCAACGCCATTGATGACGTGGTGGACGAATGGGGCGATACCAAAAGCGGGCTCTACAATTACAATGCGCTGGTTGAGATGTGGGGCACGCCCGGCAATCTCGCCTACGTCAAAAACGTGAGAACGGCCAAAATGTCGGACCGGGTCAAGGCCAACCCTCTGCTGTTCATCGGAGTGGCTGATTTCGAGATAAGCTATGTCCGGCAAGCACCGATTTCGACTAATGTGTTCGTTTGATGACTGTTTCACTCCGCTACCCCAAGTGTATCTCCTGCTCTCAACCCCTTTTTCCAGTCCAGCTAGCCCAAGGTCCAAGGTAACGTAACCCACCCCGCCCATGCCCAACGCACGTTAGCTCGGGTAAAAATAACAAGAGAATCTGTCGAATCTTGTTCTGGCGGGTGTATAGTAGGCCGATGCACAAAGGTTACAGTTTCCGCCTTTACCCGACAGAGACCCAAAAGGCTCTGCTTGAAAAGCATTTTGGTTGCGCTAGATGGGTCTATAATTGGGCTCTGGAACAGAAAATCGCCTATTACCAGAAAGAAAAAAAGGGAGTGTCAATGTATGAGGTGGCAAGGGAATTGACCAAGCTAAAGCGTGAAGAGGGGAAAGAATGGCTTCAAGAAGTGTCGAGTCAGTCTCTCGGCTATTCCATGATGCATTTGGATAGAGCTTTTACTAATTTTTTCAAGCACAAAAAGGGATTTCCTAAGTTCAAAAGCAAGAAAAAGAGCCGAGCGAGTTTCACTCACAATTTGAGTAACGATCTCAACGAAGAGAAGGGGCTTGTTTACGCAACCAATTTTAGAGAGGGGATAAGATGTGTTTTCACTCGTCCTGTCGAAGGGAAGATTAAGCGGATGACGTTTTCCCGGACCAAGACGGGAAAATACTATGTCGGGATATTAGTCGAGACCCCGGAGGAGTTCCCCACACCCCCGCCTCCAAGGGAAGAACTCTCCGTAGGAATAGACTTAGGGCTGAAGACGTTTGCAACATTAGACGACGGAACCAAGATTGATACCCCGAAATTCCTTCAAGGTTCCCTCCAAAGGCTCAGGCGAGCGCAAAAGCATTTAAGTCGCTGCCAATATGGGTCCAAAAATTGGGAAAAGGCGCGTGACAAGGTGGCCAGACTGCATGAGCACGTAGCTAACTCCCGAAAAGATTTTCTGCACAAGGTCAGTCATAAACTAGTATGCGATAATCAAGCTACTACGTTATGCATTGAAAACTTGGACATAACAGAAATGATAGAAAAGGCCCCTTCGCGGCGTAAAAGGTCGATTTACGACGCGGGGTGGAGGATGTTTAGGGGTATGCTAGAATACAAGTGCGAGTGGCACGGCAAAAATTTAATGATGATAGGCCAGTTCGAGCCTTCAAGCAAGATATGCTCGTGCTGTGGGGAGATGAACAAAGACCTCGGCAAAAAACGAGAATGGACGTGTAAAAAATGTGAGACACACCACGACCGAGACATCAATGCCGCCAAAAACATAAAAAAAATAGCCTTTTGCAAGCAGAACACTGTGTCTGCCAAGATTTTACCGCCGGACAGGCGGGATGTTAAGCCTGTGGAGAGTTCCGTTTTGGAATTCAACGAAGCAGGAACGGAAAAGGATCGCCTAACTCCCTCACGGGGTGTATAGACGTAAACCGACTCTGGTGTCAATTTTCTTTCAAGGAGCCCACAATGCCTAACACATTTTTCCAAGGTGCCGAACTGGCCATGTCCAGCGGCGTAACGCCCGGAGTAATGGCCAACATCCAGCGTCTTCAGGATGTCCGCATTGACTACCAGATTCCCCGCACCGAGGTCCGAACCTTGGGCCGTTTCAAACCCCTGAACGACCGCCCAGTAATCAATTATACCCCGGTTAACATGTCGGTCAGCTACGTCAAGTCTAACAAGGACGTAGAACGTAATTTAGGCATCCTGAACAGCACGGGTGTGGCTGTGCAAATCGGTCAGAATGTGGAACTTACAAGCTGGGGCTGTCGGAACTACACGCTTTACAACGCTCCGGTCACATCGCCCAACTACGCCAATGAGTGGGACGTTGTCTCAGGCGTCCTCAAGTCGTTCGCGCTCAATGGGTCGGTTGGCCAGCCGGTCAACGGGTCGTTCAGTGTGGAAGCCCTTGATTTACAACAGGCTGCAAACAACACGGCTCGCACCATTCCCTCCTACTCGGGCAATGTCATCAAGCCGGAAAACACAATCATCACCGGCATCAATTTCACCGGACTTGGCTTTTCGGGCCTGATTGTCCAGTCGTTCAACCTCCAAACCGCCTTCAATTACGCCCAAACCTTCCGTATCGGCACCCAGTTCCCCGAGCGACGCATGACGGACGCCATGGCGAGTCTTCAAATCAGCGCGTTTATGGAGGGGACGACCAATACGGTTACCAGCCTGAACCAATATGCCTGTGGGACCTTCATTACCGGGCTTTACGTGCTGACCATGCAGCCGAGTTGCACGACCGATGTTCCCACCACCGTAACCATGTCCTATCCCTATCTGGAAAGCCAGTCGCTGGGTGCGCAGGTGGGCAATTATATCGCGGTGGAGCTGAGTTTTGTGACGCCCCTGAGCGTCGTGGCCTTTGAAGCAACCGGTGCGAATCAAGGGTCCAATCTGACTATTACCTAAACCCTCCCGCGCTAGGTGTATAAGGGGTGAGCCTTACCATCCCAAGTTTTCCCTTAACCCGCTCCCCACATGCCTGTTGATATCATTCGTCAAATCTACAACGTCCTCGGCGTTTTCGTCGGCCCCTCTCCTGCCACTGGTTTCATGACCAGCTCGGGCACGGTTGCGTCGCCCATTTCGGGGGTTAACCTTCTCAATCCGATCCCTCGCGTTCAGTCCGCTTCTATCGACCTGAGCATTCCCCGTCAGGATGTCAACCAGTTTGGTCAGCTTACCCGTTTGTCAAACGTAATTGTTGACAACCCCGAAGTCTCCCTCAACCTCGAATACTTGCTCCTCGATGGCTACGCAGAAAGTATCCTTGGTTTTGCTGCCTCAGGACAGCAATCGTTTGTTTCGGGCTTTATAGATGGAACGCAGTCCGAGAAAAATTACTTCCTCGGCATCGCTCCGCAGGGAACTGACCTGATTAATTATTCCAGCCCTAATTCGATTAATGTCGCAGCTATCGGTAACGGCACCGTGTCAAACTACTCGCTGAATCTTGCCGTTGGTCAGATTCCCCGCGCAACCGTCACGATTCAAGGTAACAACTTCCAGACCTACACGGGTTCGGCAAATAAGGCCTCTCCGGCCATCAACCCTTACACGGCTCTGCCAATTGTTGGTCCGCAATTTAGTCTGCCTACCATGTCGGGTTATACTGGGGTTAATCTACCGGCCTGTCTTCGCCCGGGCGACATTTCGCTTGCGCTAGGAATTTCGGGCTCGCCTTTTGATTATACCAGTGGGGTCGGCACAATTCGTGTGCAAGGTCTTTCGATGTCAGTTCCAATCGCGCTCGACCCAATCAAACAACTCGGCAATCCTTATCCGATTGCTCGCCCGATTCGTTTCCCTGTCAATTGCACCTTGAGCATTGATGCGACCGTGGGTGATGTGCTCCAACAGAATGTGGCGAACTTGTTTTGTTCTGATTTGCCGGTCAATCTTGCCTTCACTTTGAACAACCCGAACTGCGCCCGTTCGCCGGACAACGCTATCACGGTGTGGTTCAATCAAGCCAAGCTTGAGAACCGCAACTACGCGGCATCCATCGGTCAAAATAGCACGGTGCGACTGAATTTTTCTAACCAACTTGGCGGTATCACTTCAAATTATCTCGGTCAAGGGGTCATTTTTAGCGGAAGCTATGGCGATACCCCTGTAGCCTAATCGTCCAAATCTCGAAGAACCGGTTGACGCAAGTCGCCGGTTTTTTGTTGACATCTTCACCATAATCTTGCTAAACAATACCCACTTTTATGTTAACTCCTCATTATCGAATCGCGCCAGTTAAACCCGAAAACTCCGAAACAGAGAAACTGATTAGGCTATACTACGTGGAACAAAAACTTGGCCTTGAGAAAGCCGCAAGCAAGATGGGCCATACGGCAGGATGGATGATTGCCAGACTGAAGGGTCTTGGAATCCCGATAAGGGGGAGACTTGAGTGTCACAAGAAATATAAGGTTAATGAAAATTATTTTGAACGGATAGACTCCCACGAAAAGGCTCTCGTTCTTGGATTTATCTACGCAGACGGCTGCGTTCATCTCATGGACGGCAAGACATTCAGAATGCAAATAGCGCTCCAACATCGGGACATCGACTACCTTGAATATATCAAAGGGTGTCTTGATTACGAAGGTCCAGTGAGAACACACCTATTAAAAAGGAACGGAAGGTATTACTCCTATCTGAACATTGGTAGTGACAAGATGTGTCGGGACCTGATAAAGTTGGGGTGTCACGAAAGAAAATCTCTCGTATCCAAGTTCCCCACTGAGGAGCAAGTGCCCCGAGAGTTCCTGTCGTCGTTCATTTGTGGATTTTTCGACGGAGATGGAGGATATGGTCTAAGCAAGAAACCTTACGTGGATGCACTCTCCCTCAGTTTTGCCATATCTTATGACATGGCCCTCGTCTTTCAGGATTACCTAAAAGACCAATTGAGGGTTCATGCCCATATGAGTAAAGAGCCAAGGGATGAAGGTAAGGACCCAAGGACCCACATTTGGAAACTACGCACCGGAGGAAACCCACAGACCCTGAGACTTGCTGATTGGATGTATTCCCATGCGCCGTTTAAGATGAAACGGAAATACGACATCTACCTGAGCGTTCGTCAGCATTACGACGAAAACCTCGTTTGGATCAAGCCTGCCCATTGGTTGCAAGAAGTAACCGAAAAAGCCAGAATCAATTCTACCGGACGGGTTTGCTCTGAAGAGACAAAACGAAGAATGAAAGCTTCGGCTTTGAGCAACAAGAATCGAAATAAATGGCATCCTCTCTCCATCAAGTCCCCTTCTGGTCAGGTCTACCACTCCAACTGTTGCTTCAAGCTTTACAAGGAAATTTTGAAGGACTTAGGGCTGCACAACACCTACCTCTCCAAGATGGCCTCCGGCAAGATCACTTGCTACAAAGGCTACACCATAGCCACCCCCGCCGAGGTTGCCGCCGCCCGCGAAAACGGCACGTTGGTTGAGAAAATCTACTAAACCTCTCCTCCCCGGGTGTATCTCCCCGTGACCCCGCCCAATGCGCCCGGTCAAGGTTTAAGGTTTCCGTTTCGTCTGTCAGGTCTCCAGTTCAGTCATCCCATTCCACCCCGGCACAAGGTTCCATTCCCCATGTCTCTCCCCCCCGGCCAGTCTTCCCCGCTCTCTCTTGACCTCAATCAGTCAGTCCAATACGCGGTATCGCGCCAAGTCATCACGTTGATGAAGGAATATCTGGCTATCATGGAACAACTTGCGGAGGAGCACGATGAGGCTCTCGACAAACTCTGCGCCGCGCTGCCGCCCGAATATCACGCCTACGTCAACCTCGCCGACCATTTCACGGAGGAAAAGGAAGGACGGATTCGCAAGGCGGTCCTTGGGCGCGGCAACGACTGCAAGCGCGCCATATTGGAGGAACTGGACAAGTATGACTTGGAGTTCCGACACGCGCGCGACGCAGGCGACTGAGCCTATTTTTACTTCACCTCATAGAATCTAACCCGGCATAAGGATACAGACACACCATCATGGCTACCAAGCAACTCCACTCGTTCGTCATCACCCTCCCCAAAGAGGTCGAAGAAGTCACTGTGACCGAGGAAAACGGTCAGAAAGTCACGCGCTCCGGCAAGGTGACAAAACAGGTGGATCACACCATCATTCTCAAGGAGCCCTCGCGCCGCGAAAAGTCCGAGCTGGGGCTGTTCCAGAACGTGACCTACAGTCGCGCCATTACCAATGGGTTGCTGCCCAAGTTGGTCATGCAGCAGAAGATTGCCAAGGCCGACCCAACATCGTCCCTGTCAGAGGATGAGGACAAGAACCTTGATGCTGTCAATGCCCGGTTGCGCGAGATTGGGGCGGAGTATGTCCGAATCAACATTGCGGCCAAGGACGAGAAGGACGAGTCGGAGGAGACGAGGCTGCGGCGCGAACGGCTCGCCACCGAGTATCTAGTCTTGCAGAAAAAGGCGATTGAAATCAACGCGGCTTATCAGACCGTGTTTGCGCACACCGCCGAGAACCACACTCAGTCCGAGACCCTCAAATGGCTCACACTATTCCTGACGTATGTCAAGGTCGGCGAAGAACAACGGCCCTTGTTCACGGGGGCGGATTTCGCAGCCAAGGAAAATCACTCCATTGACATGGAAGAGGCGGGCGATCCCCTGTATACCAAGTTGCTGGAACCAGACCCCCGCACCGGACTACCCCGCTTGTCAGCCTATTGGATGCTCTACCTGTTCAACCGGGCCAGCTCGGCTGCCGATTTCGCCAAGATTGAGGAGGAGTGGACCAAGCAGCACGAGGCTGAACGCAAAATGAGGGAGGAAGCTGAGAAGGCGGCTTTGGAGGATAAGGCGGAAGGTAAACCCGCAGAACCCTCTATCGAGGCTGTGGCTACCCCCCAAAACGCCCCTAGCGCGCCCGCTGCGGTAGTAGACCCGGCCCCCGAGCCCTCAGCGACGGTCTAAGGGAGGGGTTTAGACCCTTCCTATGCCCGCTCAACCCGCCCTTCCAGCCGCGCCCGTGGGGTTATCCACCCTGCGTCGCGCCTTCGTAGACATCTGCCGGGGTTATTCGGTCGGGTCTTACCGGGGGACACCAATCTACATCAAGCACCTAAACCACGTCAGTCATCTTGGGTTGGACGAGATACAGGACAGATTTGAGCGCGAGGCCATAGCCAAGGGGGCAAAAACCGAGGCTCAGAGGCTAGAGGAGCTGAGGGCAGAAGGCAAATGGTCAGATGCCAAGGACCTAGACATAGAACGCCAGCGTGACGCCGTTTGGCGATTTGAGGAGGGCCGGAAGAGCATTGTCGCACCGCCTAGTGTTCTACGTTCGCATGACACCCAGATTGAGGGTGAGAAGAAGAAGCTGCTGGCGATGATGAACGAGAAGGCACAGTTGATAGGGTTGACAGCGGAGAACTACGCCCAGCGGCTGGTCAGCGACCATTACATCATCGTCAACCTGTTCGCGGACAAGGAGTTAGCCAGCCCCATGTTTCGCGCCGAGGACTACGACGAGTTCCCCGATTCGGACGTAGAGGAAATCATGGAGGCTTACGCGGCGGCGGTGGAACCGTGTGCCGAGGCTAACATCCGCAGATTGGCGGTGGCCGACTTCTTCACCTCCTACTACCACCTGTGTAATGACGACCTGTCGTCCTTTTTTGGCAAGCCCGTCTGCGAACTGACCTACCACCAAGTGCGGCTTGGCAACGTAGCGCGGTATTTCAAGTCGTTGATGGAGAATGTAGATACGACAACGCTAGACCCCAAGACACGCAACGACCCAGATGCGCTTGAGCGGGCGTTCAGTGCTAGCAAGGCCAAGAGCAAGATGGAGGAGAGCGGGCAGGTTCCAGTCGGTATGAGTGCGAGCGATATCAAGGAAATGGGATTGGAAAACCGGTTGTCACAGGTCCGGGGAGAAGAGTCCGGGTTAGACATCATCAAGCGACTGCGCGGACAGGCGCGTTAGCCTCGTCAATCCCCCCATCAGCACAGGTGTATAGGGATGCGCAAGCGATGTCCGCCCGGACGCGCGCGGCACAAGGTCAGGTTCTCTTCTAGTTTCTCTCCCCCAAGGTCACATGGCCATACCTCCAGTCCAACTCCCCGTTGATGTCTATCTCACCGATAAGAGCCTCAACAACCTGCGCCGGTCGCTCAGCAACGTGCGCGGATTGGACGTGTTTGCGCAGGCCTCTCAGGGTGTCCGACAGTTCGAGGGGGCACTAGACCGCGCTAATCAGCGCGTAGTGCTGTTCGGTGCGTCCACCGCCATCCTGTATTCCGCCCTGCGCGGGTTTCAGGAACTGGGTCGCGCGACCCTGACGGTCGAGAAGAACCTCATCGCCATCAACAGCATCTTCAAGCTGACTAATACCCAGTTGAGTCAGTTCTCCAAGGACCTGTTTAACGTGGCGGTCGGCACCAGTCAAGCGTTTGAGAAGGTCGCGGACGCGGCACAGGAATTCGCGCGTCAAGGCCTAAGCGTGACCGAAACCACCAAGCGGACCAAAGACGCCATGATTTTGACCCGGTTGGCAGCGGTGGATACAGCCACGGCAGTCAATACCCTGACCGCGTCGATCAACGGGTTCCAGCGCGAAGCCTTGGACTCCACCACCATTGTCAACAAGCTGGCCAACGCCGACGCCGCATTCGCCGTGTCGGCCAAGGACCTGTCGGATTCGTTGGTGCGTGTGGGTTCCGCCGCTTCAGACGTAGGTGTCAGTTTTGACCAACTCATCTCGCTCGTCACTGCCACGAAGCAGATAACTGGGCGCGACGGCGCGGTTATCGCCCAAGCCCTTAACACCATTTTCACCCGTGTTGGGCGCAAGGACACGCAGGAGGCACTGGAGGGACTTGGCGTCCAGATGCGCGACTTGGCGACCAACAAGGCTTTGCCAACCATTCAGGTTTTGGCTAACTTCGCTCGCGTCTACGACAGCCTGACCGGCTCAACGCGCACTTGGGCGGCAGAACTGGTGGGTGGCGTGCGAAACCTCAATACCCTCAAGGCTGTGCTGGCGGATTTGAGCAAGGAGAACAGCGTCTATGGGCAGGTTATGGGTGTGCTGGGCGACAAGACCAACGCCGCCTACATCCGCAATGAGGAGTTGAACAAGTCACTCGAAGCTACCATCGAGCGGATGAGTGTTGTCACCAAGCAAATCTACTCCAATATCGGCAATGTTGGGTTCAGTGGGCCGGTCAAGAGTCTGCTAAACGGTTTGACCAACAACGTTGTCACCGACGCCTTGCGCGATGCAGATGGCACCGCCGAGACGATGGGTGGGCAAATTGCTCAGGGGTTTATCAAGGGATTTGGTAATGCGGTCGTGTTCGGGCTTGGCCCCGTGCTTCTCAAGGCCCTGCTGTCCATCTCGACACGCACCTTCCGAAACCTGATTGATGACGTTAAGCTGGCCAGCGGTCTGACCAAACAACAACAGATTCAGGCTGAGACCCAAGCTCAGATTGTGGGCCTGTATAACAGCGGCAATCAGGCTTTGATGCAGCAGTTGGCTAATGCTACGTCGCTGACCGAGCGATATCTGATATTGGAGCGAACCCTCCAGTCTATCCGGGCGTCCAACGCGGCCTTTGCATCTGAAGTAGCAGGGGCGACCTCCTTCTTGATTGGGCGCGGTTACAACCCCAAAGTTCCTCGACGCGCGGCAGGCGGATATCTACCCAGTGCCATTTCAGCGGAAAGTGCAGCGATTAGCATGGGTATTGGCGGGGCTCCAGCGGGGGCACGACCGGTTACCGTGCCAAATTTCAAGTTTGGGGGCGGGGTAATCGGACCTCTGGTGGCGAACACCAGCGAGTTCATCGTGCCAAATATGGCGGGCGGAGGCTCGGCGGTTTACAACCGCGAGATGATTCAGAAATTCGGTTTGCCACCCGGAGCCACCCCAGTTGCGGCAGGAGGGTATGTGCCGAATGCGGCGGGAGGAATGGATAGTTACGATTACTCATCTGAGATAGCGGCATTTGAGGCGCAGCAAAACCGTTCCCGTTACAATCCAAGACAGTATTCATCTCCTGCTGGTCCGCCTTTTCCCACTTCGGCTCAATGGAAAAAATTGGACCCCGTTGGATATCAGCGGTCTGCGGATTTTGAGCGAGCGCAAAAGGAACTTGAAAAGGTGGCGAAAGAAGAAGCTCGTCTCGCCAAGATGAAATTGGCCCAAATGGAAGCTGACTGGCAGCAAGAAGAAAGCTCCAGAGCTGTTAAGCGGGGTTTGACAAAAACCGAGATAGCTTTGTCCGAAAAACAACTCAGAAGTCATCGTGAAGAGGTGGCCCTTCGTCAGGAAGAACTCAGAGCGGCATTTCTGAAAAGAAAGAGTGTGAAAGAGGCTCCTTACGTGACTGCCCCGCCCTCGGGCAATTGGGAGGCTTATATCGCCTCTCTTCGGGCGAGACAGGTAGGTGGATCGTTTTTGGCCGGAGACATCCAAAGGATGATGGAGATAGAGGGGGTAATTCCTGCCAACGAAGCTCTCATGGGTTTGGGGAAAATTCAGATTCCTCTTCGTCCTCCGGGAGGAGGGACCGGAATTATTGGGGCACCGTCTGCCCCTTCATGGATTTCTCGTGCCCGAGCACAACTAACTTCTCCCATCGGCAGAGTGGGGCTAGGTATTGGTGCTTCGTTTCTTGGTGGAACCGTTCCCGAGGGAAAAGGCGGCACAGCAAGTGGTATCGCCGGGGGAGCCTTATCCAATGCTTTGACCTATGGGGGGGCGGCATTATCTTTCACTGGTAATCCCTATATTGGACTTGGAGCTGCCATAATAGGCGGAGCTGTTGGAGCAATATCAAAGTTCAATAAATCATTGGACGAGTTAGCGGAAGAAGTGGATCAGTTTAAGAAAAAACTCGCACAGGGAACTGAAGCGGGGGTTAACGTCCTGCGTTTACAGGAGGAAAAATTGGAGGCTTTGCGTCAAGGCAACACAGCTCGGGTTCAAGAAATTATCCGTCAAGTTGCAGTTGAAATGCGACAGGTGCGGCCAGAATATCTTGGATTGGTCAAAGAAAATCTGAATAATCCCAACGGGATTCAGAACTACATTCAGGCTACCTCTCCTGTCAACCGTCGTCTAATTGGGGGGCAGAACTTAATTCAGGAACTGGGTGCGAACAGGTCGTCACTGATTAGTGAAACCCTTGCGATATTTGGCAACGGAGTCAGTAATAAAAACATCGCAGCAGGAACGGAGGCATTCGCCTCTGCTCTTGAACAAGTTCCCACTGAAAAACTTAATGCTCTGAGTCGGCTGCTAACTCAAAACCCCCAAGCGGCACTAAAAGAAGTGGGAAATATCGTTGGAGCAGCAAGTAACCCTGATTTCCAGAAATCGCTGGCGAGAGTATCTTCTCGACCGTATTCGGGAGATTTTGGCGACAACAGCGAAACTCAACTGGTTCGATTCGCCTTGCGTCAGGCACTGTTCGATTTGACCCGGGGGCGTGCTCAAGGGGCCAGCCAATCGACCCAAGATCGCAATTTCGTGGCACGAGAACTGGAACTCCGCGACTTGGCCTTTGATTATGATCGGGGGGCTCGGTATACTCAACTTTCCGGGGCAGCACAACAGCGGCTAAATCAGAACAGACAAAGGCTGCTTCTCACCACGGGAGGAGCTGGAGAACTGGGATCGTTGATTCAACAGGGCGGCTTCGACATTGAAAATATACGAAGCCAGTCTTCTGTCGAGAAAAGCGTGCTGTTGCAAACCGGACAGAGGGACTTGGTCCGGCTGTTGAAGGCCTCGGGAGCCGATTCGCCAGAATATCGCAAACGAATCGCCGAATTAACCAGCCTTGGTTCAGTCCAGTCCCTGAAGGGGTTTTTGGACACCCCAGAAGGAAAGCGAGCCGCGCCGAACGCAAACATGTCCCAATTTCTGGACGCCTTGGGGCAACTCGCTGACCAGCTTGGAGCCTTGGACGAGACAGAAAGACAGAACATCCGGGTGACAGAAGACGCCACTCAGACCAACATCCGGCTTTATCAGTTCTCCCGTTCGCGAGGAGGGGCACTGGCAGAATCCCGCACCGGGTTAAACGCCGCCTTGGAGGAAGAAAGTGCCGCACGTCGTCGAGGCGAAGTCCCCAGTATCCTTAATGAACGTCGATTGGCAAGAGAAGAAGCTCAAGATTTGCTTTATACTCGTTGGAATCCGAATACTGCTGCCGAAAGTGGATTCAATGCGCGCCAATATATTAGAAATTTGGAAAGGAGTGTCAATTCCTCGGCCGCCATGGATCAAGCCTATGTTCAGTCTGATCGTGGGCAACGGCTTAGCCTACTTATGACTCAGGCTCGGGCCTCAGGGCGACGTGGTCAACAACAACGTTTGGATGAGTTGGAGATAACTCGCGCAAATCCTTATGCCACGGGTTCGGATTTGTCCGGGGCTGCATTCAGCGTGGCGCGTGATAAGGGCACAAACGGCGAGTTTTTCGGGTCTCTCAAAACAGGTTTTGGTTCCGTTTTCGCTGGACTTAAGGCTGACATCAAAGACCTTTCCCAACTCGGCGCTCAGCTCGGCCAGTCTCTCGAACAGAACCTCGGCAATGCGTTCGGCAATTTTGTCACTGGCACTCAAACTGCCTCACAAGCCTTCCGTTCGTTCACTATTAGCGTGCTTAATGATGCTGCCCGGGCGTTTGCCTCCAAAGCTGTGCAGGGATTGTTGGGGATGCTGTTGGGGAACATTGGATTTGGGGGGTTGCTGGGTGGAACAGGGGCAACTGCTGGATCGGGAGGACTATCTTCCGATATCATTGCCGAGGCATCAACCCGGGGCAAAGCCAATGGCGGTTTCGTGTTCGCCAACGGTGGCTCTGTTCCAGCCCTGCTCACTGGCGGCGAATATGTGTTTACGCCCCAGCAAGTGAAACGCCTTGGTCCACAGGCTATGCAGGCCTTGAATACCGGCGCGACCCATGCGGGCGGCGGGATGGTTAACGGAGGCTCTGGCATCCGGGACGACGTGGCTGCACGACTCCAGCCCGGCTCCTACGTCATCAAGAAGAGCATGGTGCAGAAATATGGAGCCGACTATCTGGACCACTTGGCCAGTGGGGGAGCGGTGCAGCGGCGCTTTTGGGGCGGCTTCATCCTTCCGGGCGCGCTTCTGGGTGGTATCATCGGCGGGATTTCGGGAGGTAAGAAGGGCGCGCTGATGGGTCTCGTTGCGGGCGCAGCCTTGGGCGGACTTGGCAATGTGGCTGGGGGCGGTTCCTTCTTTGGGGGCACGGCTGCTACACAGGCCGCAACAGGGATTGGGGCATTGAGCAAGGTCCCACTTACCATGGCTCAAAAGCTTATCTTTATGGGCGGCGGGGCAGCTATTCTTGGTGTAGCGGCGGGCATGGCTGCTCCCCGTAATAACCGCCTGATGTCGCAAGCCCAAATTATCGGCTATCAGGGCGAATTGGAGCGCAATCAGCAGGCCGAGATTGACGCCATGCGCGCAAACGGGGGGTTACCCTATGTCCGCGACGGCGTGCTTATGGGCAGTATTGGGGGGTCCAACGCGGGCAACTATGCTCCGGGCATCAGCCGAGTCTATACCGCCTCAACCCGTCAGTTTTTCGGCAATGGCAGCACTCGGTTTGCCGATGGTGGGGCCAGCGGGTCCATGACCGCGTCGTCCGGTATGGCCTCCGTCATCAACACTCCTACTCCTGTGTTCACGGCAGGAAATCCGCGCGGTGGCGGTTCCAACGTCGGTATCAATGTCACCATCAACGACAACGGTAGTTCAACGTCTTCAACCAAGAGTAGCGGGGGAGGCATGGACCAGCAGTTTGGCGAGGTGCTTGGTCGCCGCATCAAGGAAGTCACCATGCAGACCATTCAAGAACAACAGCGTGTTGGCGGTATTCTGCGCCCGCAGAGCCAGATGCGCCCGGCTTACTCCTAAACCCATCTTCTCATGCCCGCAGTCACGAACTACTCTTTTCAGACATGGTCCGCCTCCCGGTCCTACCAGAAATGGGATGTAGTTTATGGGGCCAGCGCGACCGATACCCGCTACTTCTACGCCACGGTGGACAACAGCGCCGAAAATCCCACGGGCCGATTCTGGTATAACCCGGCTTCGTTTTCGCGCCAAGACAACGTCACGAGGATGACGTTCACGCAAACGGGGACCCGATTCTTCCAGCCCGGAAGCATTGTGGTGATTTCCGGGGTAACGGCAGACACCACGGTGCAGTATACGGGGACGGTGCTCGCGGCGGGCAGTGGTTATGTGGACTACTTGAACCCCGGATATAATACGTCAAGCAACCTGTTCGCGGGGGGTGTCATGGCCCCGATTCATCCGTATTGGACCACCGGATTCTACTGGTTGCCGAGCTGGCAAACCACGGTAGACCTGTCCCAAAACGTGGTCAAGACACAGCTTGGCGAGGGCTACAGCCAACAGTTCAACCCGGTCATCAATGCCAACATGTTGGCGTGGAACATGGTGTTTGCCGAGCGCACGGACAAGGAAACCACGGCTCTGCTTAACTTCGTGGAGAACTACGGCGGTGCGACGCCGTTCAAGGTAGGATTTCCCGTGGGCAAGCTCTATCCCCTGAAACCGGCGGTCCAGTATATCACCATTGGTCAACCGAAGCACGAGATGACCTCGTATGGACTGAACAACGTGACCCTGCAAATAGCCCAGAATTTCAACGTGTAGCGGGCTGGCGCAGGTGTATAGGATAGTGCTAGGTAAAGGTTAGGTCAAGTCAACGGAACAAGGTAAACACACATAAGTCATGGCACAACAACAGGTTAATGCGGAAGCAACACTGGGCAACCCCAGTGCCTTAATCAGTTTGTATGAACTGGACGCGCGCTACATTAGTGCCGCAGGTCAACAATTCTTTTTCCATCCCGGAGTAAACGGGCTCCTGCAACCGGTCACGTATAATGGAATCACGTATACCCCTTATCCAGTCGAAATTACACAAATGGAAATGCCGGGTAATGGCAGTTTGCCTCGGCCCAAGGTTCGCGCCGCAAATATCAATGGTTTCTTGAGCCAGTTTCTGCTTACCGAAGGGGACCTTGTGGGAGCCAAGTTCATCCGTCGTCGCGTCTATGCACGCTTTTTGGACAATTCTAACTTCCCCAACAACGTCAATCCCTTCGGCACCCCGGACCCCACCGCCGCTTACGACGACGAAATTTTCTACATCAATCGTAAGGTGACCGAGAATCAGGAACTAGTCGAGTTTGAATGTGTGACTCCACTCGAACTGGATAACGTTCAAATCCCCTATCGTAAGGTCCTCGGCACGGTGTGTCCGTTCCGTTTTCGTGACGCCGAGACCTGTGGATATACGTCGTTCAACGCCGTGTGTGACCGGTTTGGCAAGACCTTCAGCGGGGCGGGAACCTCAGGCTACGGATTTACCGGCATGGTTTATACCGGGGCGTGGAACAGTGGGGTGAACTACGGATCAGGCACGGTGGTAAGCATCGTGAGCCAGAATGATTTCACGTATGGGCAGACATTCGTGTATGTGTGCCGGGTGGACAATACCAGCGGAATCAGCAATAACCCGCAGTTCAACACGACTAACTGGATTCCCGATGCGTGCCCGCATAATCTGCTGGGGTGCGGACTGCATTATCCGAATGGACAGTTACCAGCGGGATTTTTTCCAGCGGTTGCAAGGCTTGCTTACGAGTCGTAATACTGATTATTAACGCTTTACGATATGATCGCGCAGCAACACCCATGAACACCCGCCTCAAGCACTCCATCATCGACCTCGCCCGCGCCACGCCGGACTTAGAGGTGTGCGGGTTCATCTACCAGACTCTGGAGGGTCGCCCCGAAATCGCACCGTGTGTCAACGTGGCTGCAAATTCCGCCGAGGAGTTTGAAATCAGCCCGGACGATTACGTGCGCGTGAGCACCGAACTAGGCCATATCATTGGGGTATATCACAGCCATCCCAAGGGGCGCGGCGCGTTCAGCGAGGCGGACATTGAGGCGGCTGGTGAATTCGCGCTGCCCCTGTATCTCTACGCAGTCGAGACCGGCGAATGGCTGGATTATATCCCGTCCACCTATCGGGTAGAACTGGAGGGGCGCACGTTCAGCGCCGGATTTGACGATTGTTATGGCACCGTCAGAACCTATTTCAGGCAGGAGTTGGGAGTGTATCTCAGTGACTATGATCGAGATGAGACCAGTGAAGATCGCAATGGCACCCAAATCCTCGAACGTTTTGCGGCGGAGGGCTTTGTGGAAGTGTCGGGAGGTCAACCCATCATGCTGAATGATGCGCTGTTGTTCAAAGCTCCCGGTTATACGACGCCCCAACACATGGGTGTTGTGCTGCCCGGAAATAGAATGCTCCACCACCAGATTGCGCGGCTGTCGCGGCTGGATGACTTGGAGGCGCGCTGGATGAGGCGGCTTGTCAAGGTGCTACGCTATCAAGGAAAAACTGTCACACCATGAGTTCCACAGTTATCACTGCCGACACTCAACCAGTCAACCCGAACCTGACGACCATCCATCTGGAAGGGGCGCTCGGGGCCAAGTTCGGGCGCATTTGGAGGTTGGATGTCAAGTCCACTGCCGAAGCCATCCGAGCCATCGACATCAATCTGCGCGGAGCGCTTCAACAATATCTAGCCGGTCCAGCTCGGAACAAATGGTATAAGATTGCGCTGCAAAAAAAGACGAACGTGATTGACCCGAAGGAGATTCAGCACCGGAGCGGTCGGTCGGACATCTGGATTATTCCCACCGTGCGCGGCGCGGGCAAGGGACTGGGCAAGATATTGGCTGGCATAGCTTTGTTGGCGCTCGTTTATTTCACAGGCGGTTTTGCGGCGGGTGTGGCCGGTTGGGGCAGCACCGCAGCGGGCTCTCTTACTTTTTTGGGACAATTGGCCGTAGGATTCGGCATTTCTCTCATCCTCGGAGGCATAGTTCAAGCCCTTACGCCAACTCCAGCCGAACCGCCCGACAACAAAAACTCTTTCGTTTTTCCGGGTAGCACGGCTCCTACTGTTCAAGGCGTATGCGTGCCTGTGATTTATGGGCGTGCACTGGTGGCCCCGGTAGTGGTAGGAGTAGGACTAGATAATGACGACTTATCTACCGCTTCTTCGACTTCTCTCGGGGGAAGAGGAGAGGCTGATGTTATCACGATTAATAATGGAAATTCACAAGGGGGGGTTTATCAATATGTCGTAACCATTGAAAATCTTTACCAATATCCCGACCCAACCAAGCCCCCGGTCCCGGGTTAACCATTTGACCATATTATCCCATGGGTAACCCTGTTGAAGCCCCCAATAACCTTGTTTCCAACACCCGGTTGACTTTCCTCGACTTGTTGAGCGAAGGGACCATTGGCGGATTTTGGCCAGTGAGTGGCGTTTCCGGCAACAGCCCCCTGTGTTCGGTTTACTTTGACGGCGTGCCGTTGATGAATGGCGACGGCTCGACTAACTACAATCTGTCCGGTCAGGGTTTCCAGTTCGATTATCGGTCAGGCACGAGTGGACAGTTCGCCATTTCGGGATTTGATAAGCCGGAAACTTTTATCCCATTGCCTTCTAACACCCGGACTTACAATCCGCCGACTGGTGCGGGTTACTACCGCCCCGTAGTTGCGGCATTTAACTCCACTCAGTATCCCGATGCAGAAGCGGTCAAGGTCACGGTAAGAGTTCCCGCCTTGTATGCCATAGACGACGATCAGAACACCAATACATTTAACATCTCTTATGGCATTGATGTGTCGCTTAATGGGGGGGAATGGCAGCCCGTGATGGGAGACACCATCTACGGCAAATGCACCAGCGATTATTTTCGCACCACTCTCTGTCCGTTACCCAAGACACCACCGCAAAACACCAATTCATGGAAGGTTCGTGTCCGCCGAACGAGTCAGAATATCCTATCCAGCCGGGTAGCTAATGAACTGTTCGTGCATGCCATCGCAGTAGTCTCCTCCAGCACCTACCGCTACCCCATGTCCGCACTGGCGGGCATTCAGATAACTGCCGACCAATTTGGAAGTATTCCGTCGCGAGCCTATGATATCAAGGGTATCAAGGTCGCGATTCCACAGGGCTATACTCCTACTCAGTATAATGTAACCGGCTCGTCGCCCATCACACCCGCCGTTTATCCGGCTGTCTGGGATGGCACGTTTGCGGCAGAAAAACAGTGGACCGATAACCCGGCGTGGATATTCTACGACCTTATCACCAACAAGCGTTACGGTTTGGGCAATTACGTCCGCACCGAATGGATGGACAAGTGGACTCTCTATCAAATCGCCCAGTTCTGCGACCAGATGGTGGATGACGGCGAAGGCGGATTGGAACCTCAATTTACTTGCAATGTAGCCATCACGCAGGCACAGGACGCCTACACGTTGATGAACAATCTCGTGTCAGTGTTCCGAGGCATGCTCTATTGGGCGAACGGGCGCATTATCCCCGTGGGGTCCGAGACACGCTCGCCAGTTTTCAATTTCACCAATGCCAATGTGGTCAATGGCATGTTCAACTACTCGGACACTCCGCGCAACACGCGCAGCACGGTAGTTACGACCAAGTGGCTGGACCCACAAAACCAGTTCCGTCCCACCCCCGAACGCATCGAGGACACCGAAGGTATTGCCCGGTTTGGCTACGTGGAGAAACAAGTGGGATCATTTGCCTGCACCTCGCGCGGGCAGGCCATTCGCGGCGCGAACTGGATTCTCACGGTAGAACAGCAGTTGACCGAGACGGTGCTTCTCCAAACCGATCTTGAAGGCCTCTACATGCGGCCCGGTGACATCTTCGGGGTTTACGACAACTACCGCACCAACCAGCAGCAAGGCGGGCGCATCCTGTCGTTTGACTCCACGCGCAGCGGCATGGTATTGGACCGACAGGTTAATCTACAGCCCGGATTGACATATTTCATGTCCACGCTGGTGCCCAAGGCCACCTACACCGCCAGCGGTGACATCACTGGGTCGGACCAGATTGACTTGATTCGTAACAGTCAGTTTGAAGTGCGGCGCGTCTATACCCCTGCCGGAAGTGGGTTGTCCACTATCACAGTCAGTGGGGCGTTTACCACGGGTCTGATGCCCGGCGCGCCCTTCATCCTGTCGGCCAGCGGCACCAACGCGACCATTTTTGACCAAGCCATCCAATACCGCTGCTTGGCCACTTCCGAACCCTCCAATGGTGTGACCGAGATATTGGGCGTGCGTTACCAGACCGGCATCAACACCTATGTCACGCGGAATTACTCGGCCGTTACCACCCCGGTTATCAACGGCGATCTGACTCCGCCCGGCCCCGCGACCGGGTTGTTTGTTACCGGCGTGTCCGGCCTGATGGTAAACAACGCCTTCTACACCTATGCCGCGCTGGTGTGGAGCGGGTCCAAGAGCGCCAATCTTGCCTATTACCGGGTGACCGGAATTGATCCCGGTGGAAGTCCCGTCCTGATTGGCCAGCCCCAAACCACCGGGATGAATTACTCGCTGCCTGTTACGGGCCGCTATGCCTTCCTTGTTGGCGCAGTCAATGCCAATGGAGTGGGGTCCGCGTTTACCTCCGGGTCGTTTACACTGGGTTCGGCCAATCCGCTGGGCGTCACGGCCCCCCTTTCGGGCATTTACATCATGCCTGAGGATAATGGGCTGGAAGGTGGCCCGGATTACTACTACACCAATTCCTCAGGCGCGCCTACGGGCTATATTGGTCTGACCCCGACCTTTGTCTGGAACATCACCCAGACCAATGGGTATGACGAACCCACCTCTCAGTTCATCTCGGGCTATCGTATCCGGCTGTTGAAACTCGGCAACGAGTCAACCAGTCTGATGAACAGCGATGTCTACATCAGCGGCAAGGAGAACCAGAGCTACCAGATACCGGCGGGTTACCTGTATACTGGGTATACGGTTGCGCCTTTGCGCGGATTCACTTTCAGCGTGGATACGGTGGACAATTTTGGCAATACCCGGTCCGGGGCTCGCCTTGCGGTGAACAATGTCATTCCGCTGCCTCCTACGATTGAGCGTTTTCTGGGTTTCAACGGCGGCTTCAATTACACCATCAACCCAACCGCCAACTCGGATGCAAGTGGTCTTGCTTTCTGGTGGAACAATAGCAGCGGCTTTACCCCCACATATGGCAACTACAATCTGGTTACCAACAACATTGTCGGGACAGCAAATACGGACAAGACCAATCCGTATTATGTGTGGTATAGCATCTTGGATAATTTTGGAACCGGTGGCTCGTTGGCGACAAGCAACGATTACACTCCGACCATTCGCGGTCCCATTGCGATCAATCCCAATTCTGTCATCAGCGGGGTGACCAATTATGGATATACGCTGACTCCAGATGGACGCATCAGTGGAATGGCGTCGATTGCGCCAACGGGCGGCGGGACGACCACACCATACGGGCGGTTTGACAAGTTGATTTTCGCGGGGTGCGATTTGCAGTCGGATAACTATGTGGCGGGGTTGTCGGGGTGGCTGTTGACGAGGAATGGTGTGTTTGAGGCGAACAGCGGACTGTTTCGTACGACGTTGGAGATTGGAACCGGAGGAAACCGAATTCATATTGATACAAATGGATTGGTAGGTGGATATGGGGATACCGACGGATTAGATGTAAGAATTGGAAATCAAAATGGAATAGATTCAGCCGCATCATTTACAGCTAATGTTTCGGGCAATTTTATGGGGCTATGGCAACCGTATCTCATTGGAGCGGTAAAAGGTTCATATCTATTCTTACAGACGATAGGAAGTGGATATTCTACTTCAATGACTTACTTTGGAGGATTGTTTTTGGATAAGGCTCCACTAAACATTTCAACGGCTGATGTGACGGTGTCGAATGGCAATATATATACATTTAATGGAAATGTGGCTTCTATTTATGGATATGTTTCTGGTCAATCCGGTCTCTTTTACAACGGCCTCTTCACCTCGGGCAACTCCACCATCGGCGGAAACAGGCTCGAAAAACAGGGCATCACCCTCGGTTATAACCTTGACGACGTGTATGAGCCATACCTCAGGTTTCAGTCTGAACCGAGTCCGTTCAACGGCCTCTACAACGCCCGGATTTACCGGGAAGAGGGCAATGTTGGCAACCTGATTATGGAAAACGTGACGGGTGATATCTACCTGTCAACAAGCAATTCGTCCTACTATGCCGCGTTTGGCACCTACGTGGGCACACCCGTGACCTCGGCGGGTTACATCACCATCAGGGATCAGGCGGGTAACCTGCGCAAGCTGATGGTGGGAACGTGACCGGATTTTGGTCTAGACACCTGATTCGCGCCGCCGGTTGACACGTTCACCCCAACTGATCTATAATTGACGTTGCCATGACCGAGCAACCCCCCTCAGCCCCTCCTCTCACCCTCCTCTCCGCCTTCGCATCCCAGTTCAACAAGGACTTGGCGGGATTCGATGCCAAGACGAAGGAGGCCGAGGAGCGCATTACCCAGCTTCGTGCCCAAATCGCCGAACTGGAGAAGCAACTGGTCGCGCTGGCGGGTGGACGGACCTATTGTGAGTATTGCTTAGCCGAAACGCGCCGGTTGGAGGCAGAGGCGAAGACAGGTCAAGTTGCTGCTTCCGATTCGCGCGGGCCGGGCGAAACTGGCACAATCGCCTAACTGGCCGCGCCGCCGGAAAAGATGAACCCGTTGGGCGAGCCGATAAGTCCGCGCCACGTAAACCGGACGCTGTCCATGGGACCGATAGAGCTGCTAAAGGATTGATTGGCTAGGCGCAGTTGGTCGGTGTAAAACCCGAACAGTGTGGTTCCCGCGCATGGCTTGCGCACGATGAGGTTGACCTGCATACCACTACCCAGACAGTCGATGCGCTGGAGCTGGTCGGCCTGATAGCGCGAAACCACGGCCTCAGCAGTCAGCTCTACCGTCAATGGCCAGATAGTCGTGCGATTGGGCGGATAGACGAAGCCTAGCGGGCGCAATTCCTGCCGGTTCGCCGTGACACTAAGATTGCAAGACT